GTTTAATCTCATTGTTTCTATATTTTGCGACAACTTTATGTGGAAATTCAGTTATATCAACTACGACAAAAGCTGAATAGTCCTCACTGACTCCTCTTGCAACGTCAACTGTAATAATATAGTCGTGTCCTTGAACCACGTCCTCATAAACATCTAGACCAGCATTCCTTTTTATTGGATTATCATACACTAAATTTCTCAATTTGCTTGGCGCAATTAGTGTATCGACTGATCCTAAGAATTCACATTCAAACTCAATTTTGAATTGTTGTTCTGAAGTGTTGTTAATTGTTTGTTCTTTCCAGGCAGCGTCTCTTCCAGGAACTTCTGACCAATGAACATCAGTTGGTACGTATTCATTTTTTCCCTTTTCCGCATCATGCCACATTCGGTAGAAATGATTCATACCGTGTGGCGTAGATACTACAATAACCTTAGTATTTTTACCAGATGAAATTGTTGGGTATACGGATGCAAAGAAATCGTCAGCAATATGATTTGGAACGAAAGCAAATTCGTCCAAGAACAAGATATTAAATGACATACCTCTTACTGCTGATGCAGAAGTTGAAGCAGCAAGTATTTTTGATCCGTTTTCTAATTCAATATTTCCTTTATTCCAAGCAATAATTCCCTGCTGCATCCATTTTGGTAAATTTTCATATGCTGTTGCAAGTCTACTTAATAGTTCTCTAGCAGTTGCAGCCTTGTTTGCAAGAATACCAATATTGACACTATCGTTAAAAATTAGATAATGTAAGAGATAAGAAACTACAGTTGTAGATTTGCCTGTCTGGCGAGGCATTTTACAAATGTTAAATCTATGTTTATGAAAGTTATTAATTAACTTTTCTTGAAAGTGGTATGGATGAAATTGAGTTAATCCCTCATCAAGAGAAACAATTTTAATATAATTATTTGCAAAATAAACTGGATCATCTTTACACTTAACAAATTCTAAAATTTGTTCCTGACTAAATTCAATTTGAGTATTTGCTTTTTTTAAATTAGGATTACCAAGATAAATGTTATCACTCATAATAAGTTACCTTTGCTCAATCCAGTTCAATACTGCAAGTGCTTTTTTATTAGTATTGGGACTTGCACAAACAAGTGTATAAGTATCACTAATTGTTCCAATGCCACTTCTACCTAACTGAAGTGCTGCTCTAACATCAAGATCAACTAACGCACCACTACCATTAATTACAAAACCACTCAAAAGATCACTTCCACCAGATACTGCAGTTTGAGTGATATTATACTGCATAAAGGAGTTTGGATCGGGATGATTTACCCAAGTTCCTCCAGTCAGTGTTGCATTTTGTAGAAGTTGCCAATAAACATTCGTATTGTCATCAGTTGCTGCCTGTAATGATCTCAAGAGCATTACACCAGTTAGATTATTAGATTTCAAACGAATGCTTATAATTGGATAGTATGTGTTTGCGGATGCCATCGTTGTCCCTGTGATGGGATTTGATATGCTCAAAAGAGTTCCAAGTTTTTCTGGTTCTCCTTCCTGAATAAGAGAATTAGAACCTTGATACATGTAATGAGTTCCTGCAACACCAGTTACATTCTCAATCTCAAGACGAATGGGAAGGAATGGTGTAGAACACCAAACTTTATCTTGATTATTTGAGTTATAAAATGTATGACTCTTAACAGTTTCGCCTGCCATTAACCAAGCAAAATCTACGGTTCCTGCACCATACCACTCATAATTAATAGAAATCATTTGTTGTTTTGTTGGGTCTGCGGTTACACCCGTCCAACCATTGCCATCAAACTTTTCACCATTCCATTCATCTCTACCAACTCTTATTTCTGTAGTAATTCCAGTTGTAGATGTGCGAATTACATATGAATATGTTCCCCCATCATCCTCAAAATAAGCACCATTATAATCATCAAACAATCCAAATCTTCTACGAATACCTACCTTTGGTTGTTCTAAACGAATTGCGAATGCAAGTGTTGCTGGTCTTCCAGGAATGTATCTCATTACATTCTTGGTCTGTCTGATGATTTTACTTCCTGCAGTAGAACCAACTTGCATAACAACATTACTAGCAGAAACATTATGAGTTGCAGTTCCAACTCCAACGATTCTCTCATCCCAAACATCAGTCTCTTTACCATACTGGAAAGTATTAAAGAAGACTGTTTGGAACGGAGCAACTTTTAATCTGTTGTTATTAGAAAACTGAGGTCTCCAGTCTGTCTGGTTTCCCCAGTGATCTGCGATATTAAAAGTTTCAAAAAGACTTCTTTCTTGATTTAAGAAGTCTTGTGTAGTTTTATTCCACTGTGCCATTTATCAATCAATCCATTCTAGTTTTGATGGATGGTATCTTTGTGCGTTTTTGATATTTAAATTCTTCTCTATTACGGGATAAATCTGATGAACAACCGCTCCAGGATAATTAGACTGCAATTGCTCACCAAGTTCTCTAGTTGAAGGAATTCCATTTTTAGTTACTAATTCCATTCTATATAAACTCCCGTTCCACATAATATCAGCAACATATTCTTCACCAACTTGTTGTGGTTGCTCTTGCTGAGAGTTTATATAGAGATTCCCTGTGAAATCTCCAGCAATATTAACCGATTCTGAGATAAATTGCCTGAAAGATTTCATATCATTCCTCTGTTTGCTCTTCTTCTTGTGGGAACATACTAACTGCTACTGTAGGTCTAAACTCATCAACCTTTTCTGCAGCTTTTGCAAATAGTAAATCTTTAATCTTATCGCTAATCTGAGATGGAGGTGTATCAGATACAATCATGTCCATTAAATCATCCATTGCTATAATCCAAAATTACTAATCGTTTTTATTTATATCTCACCACCCTTGGGTAGTTCTACTGATTTTGCATCAACTTGAGTTGCTCTCTCATCAGATCTAAGATCTGGTTCCATTACTGGTTGCCCAAGATTCATTTGTGATGTTTGATCTAAAGGCATTCCGGTTTCTGGGTCAATTGCTTGACTTGGGTCTGGAATAACTCCATCTTCAATTTCTTTTTTGATAAGAGCATCTTGTTCAAGAATTTCGGTATCAGTTTGACGAAGAATCTTGCGTCTTACATAGTCTTGAGAAAAATACTTGCCAACATAAGGTTCTGCAACTTGAACCATGCCCAGTCTTTCATTTAACAGTTCAGCATCCTTAAGTTCTGCAAAATGGTTGTCGTATAGGAAATCATATTGAATATGCTCATTCATAATTTCCCAATCTGCTGGGGTTATAATGTTCTTAAGAATAAGTTGAGTTCTAAGCATATCACTAAACATATAAGAAAATCTCTTTCTTAATCTTGCTACGAATTTGCTGAACTTAACTTCATCTCTAAGAATTTCTGATGATCTTCCTAGATTAAATCCTCCATCTCCACCAATTCTTGATGTTGGAACATTTAGAGATCTATAAAGTTTTTCTTGGAAATAGTTAATGTCAGTAATTTCTCCGAGATTTTGTCCACCAGGAAGAGTTGAGATTTCAGTTCCTCTTCCACCTTCGCGACGAGGTAACCAGAAGTCTTCAAGCATCGCCATGAACTTTTTATCATCACGAATTTCGCCAGTGTTTGCATCATAAACTAGTTTATTGCGATAACGCATCATAACATCACGGAGATATTGTTCAGCCTTTACCTTGGGCAAGTTACCAACATCAATGTAGAAAATTCTACGCTCTGGGGCACGAGATAGTCTATAAATTACAAGACTATCTTCAATCATCCGAAGTTGATTGAGAGACTTGATTGCTTTGTGTAGATAAGAAAGTGTTGATCCCTTATTTCTATCTACAAGTCCAGATGTGCAATAGGTGATAGAATCCTTAGTCATCTTAACACCAGCATTCGATCCTCCAAGATTTCCAGGTGCTGGAGTTCCTGTTGGATACGTCATTTTTGGTTGATAAATGAAGTATTCTTCAATCTCAGGAAACTCATAATCCATTGGATTATCGATGTTCCTGCTAGTTACTCTATACTTATCTGCTTCGTTCTTTTTTGCTTGTCTCACATAACGCATTTTCATTGCGTCAATATATCTCAGTTCCTGTATTCCTGCCTCAGGATTCTTGAGATCGATGACCTTGTGGTAATAAAGTCTTCCGTCAATATACCAGTTTCTGTAAATTTCGTGAGATTTCTTATCAAAATCCAGAAGTTCTAAAATGTGCTTGAACTCCTGTCTTATTTTCTTTTTAATGCCATCACTAGCATTTAAATTATCCAGATCAATTTGAACTGGACTATCGTTAGTATCGCTTACAATCGCTTCGTTTACAATATCTTCGATGGCACTATCACACTCTGGATGTAGTGCCATCTCCCGATATCTTTTAATTAAATCAAATTCTGTTCTATAAACTCCTTCGATATCAACATACGAACCGAAAAATCCACTGCTTAAATAATGGTCAACCCCGTCCTCATTATTTGGAGGAACGGGGGAAATTGTAGTATCTGATAATGGTTCGTTATCTTCAATCGAAAAACCAAATAGTTTCGCCATGATTTAAATAAAAATGTATACTGCTCCTTCTATTTATCCTTGAGCAGAATTGCTACCTGGCGCTTCAGGATACCAGAAGTTAATTTGGAATTCTACGGTGAATTCTTCAATGGTATCTGTGGTATCGTAAGACAAATCAATAGCAGAG